AGGTGTAGGAGTAGGGGTTGGAGTAGGAGTAGGGGTTGGCGTAGGAGTAGGGGTTGGAGTAGGGGTTGGAGTAGGGGTTGGAGTAGGAGTAGGAGTAGGGGTTGGAGTAGGAGTAGGAGTAGGGGTTGGAGTAGGACTAGGGGTTGGTGGTGGTGTTGGATAATCACTACCAATGCTGATGAGTGTGTTAATGTTATTACCAATATCATCATTTCTTGAGTAACCATTCACCCGTGTTAAGTTAGAGAGAGACCTAAAAGCAAAATTATTGAATCTAGTACCCCCCGAATTAATCGGTAAATACCATCCTAAAGGATGGGTAGTATCGCCAGCGATAGAACCATTATTGAATTTTGTTGCACCTACAAACATGCCTGTCATATTTTTTACATTAATTGTATTCCAATTATTTCCAGAACCGGAATAAGAAATATCTTGATTAAATGAAGTTGCATTTTGAAACATGTAAGACATATTTATTCTAAGAGTAGCACTAAGAGTAGATGGTAGTATTAAAGATATAGGTTGGTTAAAACTAGTAGCATTCTCAAACATATAGCTAAGGTTGTTTACTGTGGTTACGTTCCAAGTTAAAGGGTCCCCGCCATTATTAAATGCTGTTGCACCAGAAAACATACTAGCCATATTCGTTACGTTTGAAGTATTCCAATAATTATTAGTACTATCATAAGAAATCGTTTGGTTAAATGCTGATGCACCAGAAAACATTAGGTTCATACTCGTTACGTTTGAAGTATTCCAATTTGCTATTGACTGGTTAAATGCTGTTGCACCAGAAAACATACTAGACATGCTTATTACATTTGAAGTATCCCAACTATTAATATTACTATTAAAATTTATACAACCTGCAAAACAGCCTCCACATTCAGTTTGTTCTAATATTTGTGGACTACCACATTCCTCTGCAAAGGTTAAATCATTTAAACCTGCAAATTGATAGCCTGAAGATAACACTATATTTCCGAAAGACACTATTGTTAAATTTGTAGTATTTTGATTATACCATCTAAATGTAGATTTAAAATTCATCCCATCCTTATTTGGTAGATAAGTATTATTATAATCATATGTCATATTTACCGTGATGAGTTGTGTATCATTATCTCTTGTTATTTCACATACTACGTTTGTAAAACTATCATAATTATTTATAATTGGTATATTATTATAGATATCACTATCTGTTATATAATCTGTTTTTGGCATGAAACTATAAGTAAATGTTGTTATATTGGTTGCCAGTATTGTTCTTAGTTCAACTACTGGGGTTGGTGTTGGTGGTGGCTTTTGTGAATTTACAAAGCAACCCTGTATTAAATCATATTTGTTCATTTTTTTAAAACTAGTAACTATACGTGGTATCCCGCCTATACCTTTTAAATTGTTTGAATAAATTTTATTCGGCATTTTATATATATATACAATGGGTTTTTTTATAAAAATTATCTCCTAAAATGAATAGTTTCATAAAACGCCTCTAACTTGACAGGTTATTTACAAAAATATTATTTGGCATAGTAATATTTTTGTTATCATATATAATCATAAAATGCGTAAATGAGCAAAAGTGTAAAATACACGTAAATCTAATTAATTTTATCTGAGTATATTGTCAATGTTCTGGCACTTGGGTCATCCGACTGAATATATTTAGGCATCCAAAAATAGGGTACAATATGGGAACAGTTCGGATAATAACCATCGAATAATTGTTTATAATATTTTTTCTCCGTTCCAATGCAAGGTATGTAATTACCTGTTTTTTCTTCGATATTCATATGCACGGCAATATATTCTTGCAAAATTTGATATAGAGACCGCCCCTGACAACTAACCCCATCACTAAATGCCTCCTTCTTTCTCCATAAAATATCCGAAGGCAAAATTTGTCTGCCATTAAAATCGGTAAAATTCTTCTGGTCGAAACTATATCTTAATAAATTCTTTTCTATACCTTTTGCGTAAGAAGCTTCTTCCGTAAATACAAACTGATTAGCAAGGTGATTACGAAAATGTGGAGGAATAGACAAAACCATATTTACAAAATTCCTATCCAAAAAAGGGGTTCTTGGTTCAAGACCATGCGATGAAATACACTTGTCTGATCGTAATACATCGAATAGGTGAATGTCTTGTAGCAATCGTCTAGTCTCTTTATCAAATTCAATGTCATCAGGACATTTATTCATATAAAGATAACCTCCAAGTAGCTCATCTGATCCATCCCCATTAAAAATAACCTTTGCTTCCGAATTGGCAGCAATGTATTTTCCTAATAAATAATTGCCGATGCTCGCCCTTACACTTGTAGTGTCATAACTTTCAATGGCTTTTATTACTTCAGGGATAGCATCAAACATTTCTTTTTCTGTAACAATGATTTCAGTATGATTGGTGCCAAGATAATCCGCAACAATTCGCGCGTTCCTTAAATCCTCTGACCCCGTTAGACCGATACTATATGTTTCTAATTTATTAGGAAAGTTGTTTTGGTTGTAAAAATCATTTACTAGGGCGGCGATTAAACTGCTATCCAGTCCCCCAGACAAGAGACATGCGATGGGACGTTCTGTAGTAAGACACCTTTTTTGAACGGCCGCGTTTAAATATCTTGAAATGGAAGAATAGATATTATCCACAAGGATATTTTCATATGCAATCCAATTATGTGAAAAACTAGGTATAAAATAAGGCACAAACTCTTGTTGGACAGTCCAACTAGAATTAACTTTGTTACCAAGGTTAAATACACTATAGGTTCCGGGCTTGAATTGTTCTATTGAATAATTAGAATGATTTATGTTATAAATCCTTTCTAGACATTTCAATTCTGACGCAAAACCATATAAATTAAATAATCCGTAAATGTTATTATTGTTTTTCAAATAATACAATGGTCGAACCCCTAACGGGTCGCGAGCAACATAGACCTTATTATGTAAGTTTTCCGTAAGCCGGTTGTCATATAAAACAAATGCGAAAACACCATCTAACATGGTAAGGGTTTGTGCGATACCATATTTCAAATATAGATGAATAATTACTTCGCAATCGGAGCCTGTGATTGGACTAACGCCCATATAGCTATACAGTTGCTTGTAGTTATAAATCTCGCCGTTGCAAATTAAAACAATGTCATTGATAACAAACGGTTGGTTGGATTGGTCGTTTAGACCATTGATAGCTAGACGATGAAATCCCAGAACCATTTTCATGTAATTTGTTTCTAATTTAGAAAATTCTGGGCCGCGGTTTTTACCCTTCATAAACTCATTATTAATCGTTTCATCACTTCTATCAACTGTATTTAACAGAGCAAAAATTCCACACATAGGTATATAATATTATTCATAATAACCTTTATATATTTTATGTAATTGATATAAATGATGCAAATGACACAAATAAAATTAGTAAAATGAAATTAGTAAAATGAAATTAGTAAAATGAAATTAGTAAAATAAAATTAGTAAAATGAATAACTAAAATAAAATAATATCTATTTATATCAATGATGGATAACCTATATAGTCAACCTCCGATTAGCAATTCAAAAGTACATGAACAAACAAATACGAGAATTTATGATAGAAATATTCCGTCACACGTTTTACAACCGTATTTAGATATTAGACCTGTTATGACCAAATATTCTCATTTGCCTATTGTAGACCCTAGGAAACCAACAAGCGTTCAATTGCAACAAGCGCCGACCTATAAAACCGAAAACGTTTTTAATCCTGGGGCAAAAGCACCTTGGTCTGGGTTTGCGTCTAATATAAACAAAGAGTCGGAACTAAGAAACCAAATTTATGCTCTACAAAAATGTAGTCAATCTGTGTACGTCCCTAATAGTACTAGTGATTTATACGATTACAAATTTAAAACATATGCACAACCCAACCCCCACGAACTATTATTTCAAACAGACGGTTTTGCTGAGTTTAACCCTAATCCAAATAAAGAAATTGTAGGGTCGGGCATGTTTTATAATAATACGAGGCTTCAAGTGAGGGATTTAACAAAACAAACCTGTTGAAAGATGATGTGGCGCGCGTTTAGAAATTCGAAACTTCTATTTAGCCTGCATAGTTTATAGAAGTATAAAATCATAAATATTATAGAAATAATAATATTAATAATATTTATGAAGACAAAAAAGCGCATAATAGGTAAACGAAAAATAAATAAGTATAAATCAAAAAATACAACCAATACAACCAATACAACCAATAAACATAAACAAACAAATAAAAAGATAAAACGAAATCAAACTAAACCGTACACCAGTGAAAATCATAAAAAAACGGTAAAACTAATGAATGTAAATTGCAGCCCTAAACCAAAAGGCGAAATAAACAAGTTTTCATGTTATACAAACAAATCACTCTATAAACTAAGGGACTTATGGAATTCTAGGCATCCGGATGTTAAGATTACGAGTAACTCCCCAAAGGAAATACATGAACAAATATCACAAAAGCTTAAGGGTCTTTGCAACAAGGAGTCATGCTGGATAAAACAAAAAGCCGAGTTTGGACCAATTGAAAGTGACATGGCAGACTCATTTGCTCCTGAATCACCCTCAGAATGGAAAAAGAACCCCAACGAATGGCTATCCAGTGTCGACATCATGAATGTTATGAAACAATACGAAAAAGCATATAAATGTTTCGATTTTATTGGTCCTTCACCGATTGATTTTGATACCAGAAAATTATACGGCGAATGCGTTTGGGATGAATTATGCAATTTTAGCATTGAACAACA